CGGTGATAAGGTCATCGTCTGCCGTTGCATCATCAATCCATCCTTCATTTGCCATCATCATTTGATTGCATGAGTAGGATGTTAGTTCTGATTTCTCGTTGATGAAAAAATCAAAATATAGAATAGTCCAAAATCCATATCCGATTACGATTTCACCAGCCCCGGGAAAAGATTCGAGGGTTTCGAACTGGTCGGCTATTTCAGCCTCGAGAGATTTTAAAAGATTGATTAACTTCATAACTATAATTTTTTGATTGTTCACAAAAATAGTCTAAACCTGTTTAATACACAATAGCTAAAATATGTTATACAACATAGTTTCGCATACACGGATATATTAGGGGCATTTATAAAACCCACATGAGCAAAATAAAAGCAAGCAGCGCACCGCAAGCCGCCAACATAACAGCCATTAAAAGCCTGGAGCAAAAGAACCTTTGCAATGATTCCTCAATGAACTGAAATGCACCCTTTAGTTTTTCCCCTGTCGACAGATTGTCAACAAATGGAATCATCCAGCGAAGGGATTTTTTTACCGGCATTCTCAGGTTGCAAATGTTGACAGCCTTAACAGTTCCATTTTTCAAGCGAACAGTTACATTGTCGCCATTGATTTTCACTATCCGAACATTTTCGGACGTGCCTTTAATTCTTCTTTTTTCTCCTGTTTTCATGATTTTATTTTTTAAGTTTAAAAATTACATTTACTTTATCTCTCCTTTGTGTAATGTGGCAAGGGATTTCTGGTTTACAGAAAATATTTTCAAAATAGCACCCATTACAGCCCAAATTCGTTCTTTGAGCCTCAAAAATACGCCCGTTTGCTTCAATCGTGTTTTGGTCATCTGAAATAATTAATGCTTTCATAATGATTTTATTTTATTCGTTTAACGATAGTCGATTTTTCCCCCCGTACCCCAAGCACGGAGAATTTGCCTATTTTGCGCCCCAGTTCCCGAAGTACGGCGGGGCTTGCTTCATCATGGGAAAATTCCATGATTTCACCCGCTGACATTGAGCGAAGTGTGTCTGTGATTGTTAGTTTTTTTGCTGTCATAATTTTATTTCTCTTTTAAGTATTTGATAATTTGTTTCAATGCAAATATACTGTTATTATTGTTGAATCTTTGCCACGCTGCCACCGACGGAGCCCATTTAAACCCCCATTTTTTCAGCTCCCGAATCGTGTCATAATCAGGCTTGTTGTCAAAAATAATTTGCAGCCTGTTTTCTTTCCAGTTTTGGACAACTTTACCGCCTGGTATTGCAATTTCTGAATTTTCACGATCCGCATTACTTTCTTTTGTTGCTTTGGCATTTTCAGCCATTTCAAGCAATTTAAAAAACTTATGTCGTTCGGTAATTACTACAGACATTGTTTCGTTGAATTTTCGTATCTCTTCTATTGCAGCGGATACAATTTCAACATTTCCATGTTTTGCATATGTTTCAACTTTTTTATATATGCTTGAAACAAATAATGCTTTGCTGCAACCCCTTTCAATTCCTGTATTAATTCCGTGAATCGTTGCCGCTGAGCTAATTATATCATTCCGTAATCTTTCCCAGTTTTCAGAATTTTTCACTGACTGAGGCTTGTTATCCTCCTTTTTTTTTGCTATTGCCTTCAACGCCCTTTCTCTCCAGTCTGAAAATTCCATCATTCTGTTGTGCTCTGATGCGTTCGCTTTTTCAGCTCTGCGAACGTTAAACCCTGAACCTCCCGTAATGGCTGAACTTGCACAACGTGAGTGAGCTGATAGCCACGCTGAAAAATACTTCTTATAATTTGAAATATACCTTTCTTTTTCTTCTTCTGGTATGTTCAGTAAATCTTCATTTAACTGCTCTTCGTGTGATTTAATTGTATCTTCGCCTCTTTTTTCAGGTGAGAATGAAGTCCAATAAAACGCCCTATAGGCCAAATCTTTAAATTCTGATAATTCTACTTTCATAACTGTAATTTTTATTTGGTGGGTTTGTAGATTTTTATTTGTTAGTAATTGTCGCCGGATAACGGTTCAGCGTACACCGGCGGAGGACGTGATTTGCTTCACAAAATTGTAGGAAGGGGATTGTTCCCCTGCTTTTTTATTGTCGAGTTCATTCATATCTGTAGCCATAATAGTTGCCTTTTTCGTCGTAAATAGATTCACCAACTAAAACGTCTTCCGCGTGAACTAAATATAAATTTTTGTTATTTCCTGCATATCTAATTTCTTCAAAATATAAAGTATTATATTCAGGTCGTTGGTTCATGTCAAATTCGTTTCTCTTTACATATACATCTGAATCACTTTCTAATTGATAGCTTTTTGAACCTGTTGAAAAATTAATTGTCTTCATAACTGTATTTTTTTAAATGTTAGTAATTGTCGCCGGATAACGGTTCAGCGTACACCGGCGGAGAATGAGTTATTTCGATGTAAACACCTTAAACCCTTTTTTCACTCTGTCAGCCATCAGCATGCAGCCATGTTGAAGCTTTAACTCGTTTTCAACTTTTTCAAGTTTTTTGGACGAAATCCTGTTACTCGAAAAAATAACTTCGTTGTTTAAATAAATAGTTGCTTTCATAATTCTTTGTTTTAAATTGATAATCAAAGATACTACTTTGTTGCGTATTACACAACTATTTTTATATGTTATAAAACATGTTTTCGACAAAAACGCAAAAAAAGGTGTTAAATCGTGTTAATTATTGGGATATGAAGGATTTTGTGTATATTTGTCAAATATATGTTTTATAACATAAGTTTTTAATTGCCTGTTAAAATGATTTTTAGTAACTTGCAAATAAAAATGAAAAAAACAACGGTAAATAGCAAGAAAACAGTTGCAATGCGCATTGGTGGTCAAAACTCTGATTTAGCAATAAAAGATTTTGACAAAAGCAATCGTGTATGCGGATTGACAAATGGTGCATTTTCATTGATTTCGCTTATTGATTCAGTTTTGAAGAAAACAGGTAAAGCGAATGTTATAATAAGTACGTGGTCTGCCGGCTTGTATGATGTTGGCGTTATGAACGAGCTTATATTGTCTGGGCGTGTTGATGATTTTAAAATAATACTTGACAGGTCATTTAAAACAAGACAGAAAAATTATGCCGTAACAATTGAGGATTTATTTTCGCCTGAAAATATAAGGACAACAAATACACACAGCAAATTTGTTTTAATTTGGAATGATGATTGGAATGTGTGTATTCGCTCATCGATGAATTTGAACGAAAACAAAAGATGTGAAAATTTTGATATAGATAATGATATTGATATATTCAATTTGTTTAAATCATTTTCTGATGAGCTTTTCGACAAACAACAAGCTGGAGTAATTGAAAGTCGTGGAATAGTTGATAAAACATTTGATACGCTTTTTGATGACTCTGATTTTTCGACAAAAAAAGAAAGTTTTGATTTTAAATTTGATTTTAGATTTGACTAAAAAAGAAGACATAAAAAAAACAGGTCGCCCGCCCGCAGATATTGACTGGGATGTGGTTGATAACTTTCTGAAAGCACATTGCGATGGGGTGGGGATAGCTTCGTTTTTTGGCGTGCATCCAAACACGCTTTATCGGCTTGTAAAAGAAAAGTATAATATTAGTTTTGATGACTATCGCAGACAAAAGCAAGCTGAGGGAAAAGAGCTTATAAGGGCAAAGCAATATCAAACAGCTATGCAGGGAGATAAAGCGATGTTAATCTGGCTTGGTAAACAACTACTCGACCAAAAAGAAAAATCGGATGTAACAACGAACAACGAAAGCCTGAACAGTCAACCAAAAGCAATCCTGCCAGATGGAACAGAAATCGAGATATAGCGTTGACCTGACACAGAATGAAAAGCAGCACAAATTCTTTATGTTGTCAATGGCAGCAGCTCAGGCGGCTAACCACTTCAAATTCCTGTTTTATGGTGGCGGTATTCGTGGGGGTAAAACATACATAATCCTATTCATCCTTACAAGACTGTGCAAAATCTTTCCCGGCTCTCGTTGGTGTGTGGTGCGTAAAGATATGCCGTCAATCGAAACGACCACAGTTCCGTCCTTTGAAAAGATTATAACCGGTTCTCCTGATTGGAAATGGTACAGGGATAAATCAAATTATCATGTAACGCACACAAATGGCTCAAAGATTTTTTTTCGGGGAGAGAATATAACGATTGATCCGTTTTTAAACAAGTTTCTTGGGCTTGAGGTTAACGGCTTTTTTCTTGAGCAAATGGAAGAGTTGTCAGAAAAGATGTTCGAAAAAGCAATCGAGCGTACCGGTTCATGGTACATTGACAAGATGCCCCGTGGTTTGATTTTTGGCT